ATTTTTCACCCAGTTACCATCATTAATGTCAATAAGCCTTTTATCGTACTTCCCAGATTGAATCTTTTTAATATCTTCTTTTAACCCATTCTTTATTTCCTCGATTGGATTTTTATTGGCAAGAAACTTTAGGTTTTTACGCATAACTTCTTCTTGCTTTGGTGTAGTAATCTGCTTTGCCAAACGTTCAACACTGTTTTCATAGTCTTTGGCAAATTTGCTTACTTGCTTCTTATAATAATTGGTGTAAATCTTTAATGTGCTCTTAAATAGAACATTATTTCCACCAGATCTTAATATTCCACCACTGTTACGTCCCATTATTCTCCCTCCCCAAACACATCAGTTTTATTCAAAGCCTGCTGCTTTGCAAGTGCATCAGCTTGTTCTTGTTTAATTCGTTCCATCTCCATCTTAGAGTTCTTTACAAGGTAGGATAGCTCAACGGTTGACTGCAAACTAAGTGCTCCAGCACCGTATTGCTTCAACACATCAGCCAATACATCCGAAACATCATCACCAAATGGCTGTTGAAATTCGTGGCCAATCTTCAACGCATCATATTGCGCCTTATGTGTATAATCAAGCACATTGCCCAGAATAGAACACATCAGACTTGCAACCCTATTCATATAATCATCGTGGCTTTCCTTACGTTTATCAGCCTTAATCATAGCCATTAGGAAGATCTTATTAAGAGCTTTGGCAGACACATTCCCCAAACCTTTGAGTGTGTCCAAATCAATGTCTGGTGTAAATGTTTTGCTCATAATGTGCTTATCCAGCCTATCATATTCATCCTTTTTGCTCTGGCTGGCTTGATCCCATGTAAGGTATTTCAGTTCGCCACCATTCTTCAATACATACAGTTTTGCCTCCTCCTCTGCTTTGGGCAAACTATTAAGCACCTCAGCCGTGGCCACCATTGCAGGGTTTGCGAATCTATCGTTAACATCAGCATCAATGCTGCTTAAATTCTCCACTCGTTCAATCATAGGTTGTGCACCGTCACTTTCTGGCTCTTGTTCAAAAAGTATCACTGGAATCTTATGCACTGGGTTAATCATTACCAATACTTCCCATCCCATGTTCTGGCGTGTGCATCTATATATAGTTTCTTTCGTATATATATCCACATGATACACCGTCTTATGCCCAGAATCAGTAAGGGTATAACCCCATGCGAATGATATAAGCCTTTTATACTGATCTTTCATAATGAAAATATCATCATCAGTGGATTTACCCAGTACATTGAGCAACAAATCTGGATTTCCATCATCATTCTTGAAGCAATGGAATAGTATTGCACTCGTCCCCTCTGCTCCAGCAATACGTTTGGCCTGCCTAACTATAGCATAAAAACGTACCCTTTCCATCCAGTCTTTATAGTTGGCAAAAGCATCATCAGTGCCCTCACTTTCCTGGATCCATTTGATTTGCCTGCCATAAAGAAAGACAAGGGCAATCTCATTGATGAATTTTTGATAAGGAATCGGAATCTTCCAGCGTTTCTGCCATCTGAGAAAGTTGCCTTTCTTATCGTAAACGGCCTTATCCGCACGCTTCATCACCTTGTGCGTTTCTATGTTGTAATCTTCCAAATTCCTTAACGCTTTGGCACCAGAATCATACATAAAGGTAAGTGCTCTGCTAACATCTTTGTTTGTAAGCAGATCAGTAAAATTCTGCTGGTATCCCAAGGCAGCTTTTACTTCATTTGACACTACATTGAAAAATCCCATATTCTACAATCTTTAAAAATTAATCATTATAAATTGGAAGCCGTTGCTCTATATCGTCTGGAATGTCTATTTCATCATTTATCAGATAGTCTATAGCATAATTGGTCACATCCACATATTCATCATGTGCAACAGCTGGAAATTGGCTTATCTGATTAAGATATTCGTCATTCCACGAACCCTCCACCAGGAATACACGCCCACACTCAATTTTGGCACTGTTAGCGTTTGCACGTGTTTCCTTGCTGTCTGTAGGTGTCGGTGTCTCAACCACATTAAGGTTTGTTTCATCCTTTAACTGATCAACTACTGAAATGCCATTAGCTTTAGGCTCTATCCTCAATGTGCTCGAATTAGTGTAACCATGCCCCTTTACATAAGCTGGAAGAAAACGGATAAGATCTGGAAACTTCTTGTACACGCTCATTGCATCAATGATGTACAAATAATTTTCAATCCTACATGCTGCTATCATTCCAGTAGGATCATTATCACTATTGCTCTTCTTTTCTCTGTATGCCGTATCAAGGAAGAAATGAATCGGCACGTCCTTTGGCTTAATAGCCTTGAATTGTGCCAAACTGATCTTTCTGAACCAGTCAGTAAGCCATATATTGCCACCCTCAATGGATGGATGTTGCTGGTAAAGGGCTGCAAATGTCCTGGCCGACCTTTTCTCCATCTGCCTTAACCGTTCCAGGCTGTGCCTTTGCTCCCAAAGTGCATCACCAATAGCACGAGGATCATCTGGATTACTGTTATCTTCTTTAATCGCTGGCAAACAAACCACATCCCATTTGTCGCCCTCTGTTTTCAATATACGGCCTGCCAGATCATCATTGTGCCATCGTGTCATAATAAGCAGCTGCTTGGAATCATTGTGCAAACGTGTAAGCAGTACATCAGTGTACCAGTCCCATACACGTTGCCTATAAGTCTCGGAATACGCCTCAATCTTATCCTTGACTGGATCATCAATAATAGCCAGATCAACGGGTGTGCCAGTAAGTCCACCAGTGACACCAACGGCCTTGTAGAATCCATGATAGAGTGTGTCAAAATAATCCACATTGCGTATGAAGCCACCACCGCCACGCTGTGGCAACTTCGTATCTGGGAATAAGGATTGATATTCTGGACTGTCAATAGTAAGCTGAATAGATCGGCTGAACCCCTCGGCTAAATCACTGGAATAAGAACAACCTACTATCTTACATTGCGGATTTTTGCCCAAAACCCATGCTGGAAACCGCCTTGATACTATTTCAGATTTTCCATGCTGTGGTGGTAGGAATACCATTAGACGCTGTATAGAACCCTCCAATAAAGCCTGGCATTTATTGGCAATCAATGTGTGAAACCACTGCCTATCATAATTTGGCATACTGTATGTCAAGAACAGAGCCAAATGATCCCTGGCTCCGTTCTTATACAGCTGCCTCTTCAATTGCAGTTTTCGCATCATTAATTCTGCCCTGCCAATCATTTCTTTAGCTCCTTATCAATCTGATCTATTTCCGCCTGGATCTCTTCTTCACTCATTAGCTTGGCTGGTTGTGTGGTTGCAATGTCAGCTTCAATTGACTGAATGGCCTTGCCAAACAACCTATCAAACAATCCATCTATAGTTGTAGTACGTCCATAACGAACATCTGTATTAATCGCAGATATTATGTTTAAAATCCAAATAGGAGTTTCTTTATTGGCGTGTCCATCACTGTCCTTAATCAATCCGTCCAATTCATTTGGCGTTCTTTCCATTAGAAAGCGAATAACATTGTAATAGTCCTCCTTGCTCAGTTCGTGATCAACCTTAATCCCAGTAGCACTCTTCAATCTTTTGAATAAAGAGGGCTTTCTTCCAGAATTGATAGGTTGATCAGTCTTACTGAATCGGTGGCCAATCTTATTTCCAGCTTGAAATACCATTAGTTGATTTTTCGTTGATTTGATTAATGCGTTTGTGGAACACACTACATAAGTAAAAAAAGATCAGATAGGAATCCATCTGATCCAATTCTTATTATTTATCCTTGTTCTGGCTTTCGTACTTATGGAGATACCATTCCATCAAGCTGTCACCCAATTCTTCATAAGCATCAAGTTGCTCCATTAAAGCATCAGCCTTGGCAATTACACTATTCATTGCCTTGGCTTCTTCTGCCGTTGCCGTCATAGGCTCAAATTCACGTGATACATTTTTTTTAAGCATCTCCAGTTCAAGAGGAGATAATTCAATTTTTGCTTCCATTTTAGTTTTTTATTTAGTTTGTTATTTAATTTATTAATTTGTACAAATATACGCTTATAGTTTGTAACTATGTGCTATTGAGATTGCTTTTCTTGTATATTTATCTGATTTGCCATGCACACCTTTTGTTACAACCTCGGCCCAAAATTCATCCACATTTGATTTGCCATAGGATCCATAGCCCTGCTTTTTTTTATCTTTTGACCATTTCTTATAGAGACTTGAAATTTCTTTGCCTGCTGCCTTATATTTAGGAGCATCATAAGCACTCGTCCATGTGGCATGTGCAAGTTCATGCGTCAATGTATGCTGAATAGGTCTGTTAGTTTTATTCTTGAAACCAGTATCATAATTCTGCTTTCTATAATCTGCTTCAATCTTATTTCTGCTTTGATTAAATAAAGACTTGCTCAGATAAATACCTTGAGATCCATTGCTATTTAGAAAAGTCACACCATACGCTCCAGGTGTATCAGCAACCCTAATAGTCCTTTCCCTAACACCCATCACTTTCTCATATCTGGAAATAGCTCTATTAAGCTGCTTCGTCACTTCCCTATGCTTCAATGAATCCAAACTTTCAGAGCTTGATTGCACTGTTGCAGTCTGCTTAGCTGTGAGCTTCTTACCAGTCGATGTAACACCAACCATTGTAGCTCCAACTTTTGAATATCCATTTACGCCACCACTGTTACGTCCCATAATTATTATTATTTATTTCCATTTACCTACTTTCATAAGACTTTCTTTAACACGTTGAGCAATGTTATATTGAGCCTCTTTTTTAGCAATATCTTGAAAAATATTTTTTACAGTCATAAAATTGAATGATTTGATAGTTTTATTTGGTAGTTTGTGCGCTTTAACTGCTTTCGGATCGTAAATTGCATAACTAAAATCTTTTATCAAAGTTTTGTCTTTTCTTGCTTTCTTTAAAGATTTATATATCTCTCCACTTGCATCAAATTTTTCGCCTAACGTCATTTTCGTTTCTTGTATTACTTTCTAACGTTGTTTGCTTGTGTATGCTTCCCTTTAAAGCAGTGTTATATTTATGTTCTAAAAGTGTTTTATTTTCCTCGTAGATAAAATTGTAATTTTTGGAAAGTGATGAAACATCATGTCTCCCTAAAAGAGGAATCTCTTTTATTTCTGGGAATTTTTTTGATATTTTTTTCATATCGACACTTCCATCTTTAACTAATCCATTTCCACCACCAATATTTCTTGTTGATGCCATAACACCACCGCTATTTCGTCCCATATCTGTAATTTTTAATATTAAACTTCAACTCCATACATACGTTTTGCGCTACCCTTAATCTGATCAATCCTCTTTTTGTATGATTGCGGTGTGGTTTCGCCATTGCTTTTCATCTTTTGTGCAGCGTACTTATTGGCAAGTGCTTTGCTGAACCCTGGATTATCCTTTTGAAAAGACTTAACGAAAAAATTAAAATCATCAATAGAAGCATTCATTTTCTTCTCAAGATCCTTAACCAAATTGGCAATGTGCTTTACCTCCTTAGTTTTCACTCTGCTGGATTTCATAACCCCACTGCTATTGCGTCCCATTATTTTGATCCTTTAATTGGACGTGTTGATAATTGTCCACTGGAAAATAATTTATATGCTTTTGATATGGTAAATCCTCCAGTTCCTTTATGACCTTTTGCCGTATAATAATGATAGTCCACGGCATCTGAATAGGGATTAAATTCTGGCCTAAACATTCCATTTTTCTGTTTTCCGTTCACACTTATACTTCCATATAAATTTGGCTTTTTCTTCAAAAATTCAGTATAAGACTTTTTCAGTCTTACATCATTCCGCATTACACCACCAGAATTACGTCCCATGACTAAATCTTTTTAGCGTTAATAAAATCCGTTACATACAACAGTGAATTATCCCTACAAAACGCCTGGATCTCTTCACCGCCACCATACACACAAAGATTAGGCTTATCCAGCCCACTAATTTCTTTTGCTACTTGCAAATCACTTCTTAAACTCTCCATCCATCCGTCAAGTCCACGAGTGAAGAATGCGTTATAACCCTTGGGCACGCCCATCTTATTATATTCAATAAATTTATGGGAAACATTCAAATCCACATACACATTTATGTCACATTCCTGGAGATACCTTGATAAAAAACGCTTTTTGTATAGCATCTGTAATCCCCATGCTATAGGTGTTTGATCATGTAAGCTACAGTTAGGCTCTACAACGGCTTTGCAGCCACTTGTAAGCAGCTTAATCGGATCTTTGAAAAGTGCATCAAATCTATAATCATCCACATAGAAATGATATGTTGATACATCTTTCCTCAGTCTGCTATTGGCTCCCCATGGCGAGAATGGCAATTCCAAATGACCAGCCTGGTGTTCCAGCATAAGATTGGGAATGTCGAAAATGTTATCAGAGTCATAAAGCACGTCTTTCCACATAGATTTGTAAAAAGCCTCTTTCTCATTTTCTTCTTCATCATCATCATCTTCTTCCAGACCTTTTTTAGTATTCTTCTTCTTTGATTTACCAGGATCAGAATCAAGATCAAATGCCAGTCCCATATTGTCAAAGTCAACGCCCTCGAATGGAGCCTTATTCATTTTCTTGGTATCCCAGTCACCATTATTGATGTTATCTCTGAAAATTATCTCATTCTCTTCATCAACTGTCAGATTGTGATATAGGATTGTAGGTACAACTTCCAGGTGATTATATTTGGCTGCTTTCAATCTTTGGTTGCCTGCTATGATTACAAGGTCGCCAGTACGATCTGATAAGGCAATAGGCCTATGTATCCAGAATCCGTTAGTCTTAATGGAAT